TCACCGAGAGGGGACGTTCGGCGACGTCACCCCGAGCTGGAAGATGCCGAACAGGCCGGCGATGATCACAGCGGCGGGACCGGTCACGTTGCCATAGTCGAGCTCGGCGACAGCGCCATCGACGAGAGTGGCGATGGACAGTGCGACCGATGCGACGGCGAGGGTGTTGCCGACGATCTTGCGGACCTGCGGGTTCGCGACGACGACGTTCGGGGTCTGGGTGGGGGCTGCGTCAGTCATGAGGGCTCCTTGTTGGCGTTTCTTGGTGGCAGGACGGATTGCAGGATGACCGCGTCATCGGACGGCGGCCACGGCATGGACTCGGACTTCCCCCATGCGAGGAACAGGCGTGACAGCCAACGGCCGAGCGCATCCCGGAAGCGGACGTCGTCACGCTTCAACGAGTCGAGCTCGTCGCGCATCTTCCGGACTTCGGCTATCGCCTGGTCGACGGCTTCACGGTCTTTCAGCCGTTCCGCGTCGAGCTTCCGCACCTCCTCGCGGAGTGTGTGGTTGTCGTCCCGGAGATCCTTGACGAACTTGGCGGGGTTGTCCTCGTAACGGACGATCGCCTCGTCGGTTTCGGCGGCGTCCGGGTTCGCTGCCTTCTTCTGACGCGCCCGATCGATCTGGTACTTGATGCCCCTGTAGCTGAGCCATGCGGCGGCAAGGGAGCTGAAGGCGAGGATGAGAGCGTTGATCGTCTCCTGGGACATCTACTTGCCCCCTGACCCGCCCGCGATCTCCCCTATCAAGTCGAAGATGCGGAACAGGGGGAAGAGCAGGAACCCGACCGTGATGACGACGGTGAGGACCGTGCTGTAGGTGCCGAAACCGACGGATGCGATGAGCAGGTAGATGTACACGCCGAAGGAGATGCAGAGCCCCACCTTGGCGAAGATTTCCACCCAGTCGAGCCGGAACACCAGGCCGACGAGTGCGGCGATCGCGGACGCCCCGACTGCGGCACCCCAGCCCACCCCGAACCAGGGGGTCGTCTGCGATTCGACGACTCTCGAGCCGACGCCGAGAGCGGCGAAACTGAACGCCATCGCGAGGAGGTCGACCAGGGGTAGTAGCACTTGGAAGATGGGCCGGAAACGGTGCTGCACCAGGGGGAGAGCGTTGTCGCCCCAGATGGTCCGGTTCCGCAGGCTGTCGAGCATGGTTCCCCCTACAGGTCACCCCGGAGGGCTGTGGTGCGGTGGCTCAGGACGCTAGCTGCTTGCCGAGCTCCGCGACCACCTGAGCGGCGAGATTCGCGGGGAGCGCCGACCGGATCGCGGCCGCAATGCCCTTCGGGGTGCTGGCCTCGTCGGCGGCAAGAGCGCCGACCCCAGAGACCACCGCGTTGACCTTGTTCTCGGTGTTGTTGATGCCCAGGACCGCGGTCCGCGACGTCCGCTCCGTCTCCCGGAGCATGTCGATGGGGGCGACGTAAGCACCGGCGAAGTTCTTGAAGTACGCGAAGTTCTGCCAGATGTCCTTGACGAGATTGTCTTTGTCGTCCTGCGACCACTGCGTGTAACCCATGTCGATTTCCTCCGTGCTGAATGAAGCGCCGCTGATGCCGTCGAACGCCCAGTCCTGGAACTGGTTGAGGTCGATGGTGACCCCGCCGATAGTCCCGACGGACGTGTACTGGTGACCCGCCCAGACGCCACCGAACCTGCCCCCGAGGTTCGGTGCGCCTGGGTAGGAACCGTTATTCGCCCCGTAGGAGGCGACGATGAGTTTCGTGCCGAGCGCTTCGACTGGTGCCCAGTTCCGGGCGCGCAGTTCGGATGCTCCGACGTAGATGAACGGGGTGGTGCCGAGCCGGTCCCGAACCCGGGCGAGGAACCGTGCCGCATCGGCGGGTTCGTACAGTCGTCCCGAGTCGAGGGTCTCGTTGTCGAGGACGAAGAAGTCGCCACCCGTCCATCCGCGGAGGTGGTCGACGGCATAGTCGGCGGCGGCGACCGGATCTGTTGCGCCGGGCACCCAGTAGTGCCCGACCCGGAACCCGGCCGCACGCGCCTTGTCGACCTGTGCGACATAGTTCGGGGCCACGTACCGGCCGACGTTGTCGCCGCCGAGCTTCACGTAACAGGCCCGGAAGCCGGACCGGAACGCAAGGCCGAAGTCGAGGTTCCGTTGGGACGTCGCGACGTCGATGACAGGGATCACAGGGGCTCCTTCAGTCAGCCGAGGATGTCGACGAAGAACCGGTCGAGTTGGAAGTCGGTGGCGCTACCAGCACGGGCGATACCCGCATAGCCGCCACGGTTCACGGAGTCGTCGGGGACGGAGAAGACCGGGGTGCCGTTGAGGAGCAGGTAGAGACGACCCAGGTACCAGCGGGCGGTGGTGATTGCACCTACTACGTCCGCGGAAGACAGGGTGGCGAAGTTGGTGGCGACGTTCCCGATTCGCTTCTGCAACGCTGTCGTCGTCGGCCCGATCTCGATGCGGTACGCGTCGGGGGCGGGCGACACGGCGACGGTCTGCCGGTACAGGTCGACGTACACCAGGCCAGCCGTGGGGAGCGTGTCGACCACGATCGAGACCTGCGCCGACGTGGTGGGCACAGGGAAGCCGACAAAGTGGCTGCTCGTCGAGGTGGACCCGACGAGCTTCCCGCCCGTCGCGCTGAACCCGCCGGTGCCTTCCCACGTCTTCGCCGCCCCGCCGAGGTACAGGTCGGTGGTGCGGCCCACAATCGCGCTGTCCCCGGTGAACCCGTCGGACGTGATTCGGGAGGGTGACACCTCAGGGGTCGGCGGCGGGCCGGCGGCGGCCGGGATGTCGAGGGCGCGGCGCATCAGGTCCGCGATCATCGCGTGCCCTGCGTCGGTGGGGTGCAGGTCGTCATCCCCGACGAGTCCCAGAGGGTCCGAGCCGGGCACGCCAGCAGCAGCGAAGTAGGGAGCCATACCGACGTACGCGACGTTGTCTGGTCGCTGCGCGGCAAGCGCGGCGAGGGCGTCCCCGTACTCAGACCATGCGTAGGTGCGGTCGGTGACGTCCATCCGCTGGTAGGACTGGATGAGGATGTGCAGCACCGGCCGGGTACTGCCGGCGTCGATCTGGTCGATGCGCCCCGCGATGTCGTCCCGGTAGGTGCTCGGGTTCCGGTTCGCGCTGTAGTCGTTCGGGCCGACCATGTGGATCACGACGGACGGGTTCAGGGACGCAACCTGCGGCCCTGTCGTCGCGGTCAGGTAGTTCGCGGCGGTGGTGCCGGACACGGCTGCGTTGACGAAGTGGATGCCGCGCCCGGTCGGAGGTGACGCGAGTGCCGCCGTGAGTGTGCTCGGGGCGGTCGCCGCGCCGCCCTGGTAGGCGGTCAGCACGGCGTTCGCGAAGAGGTTCACCCACCGGTTGCCCGGCGTTGAGGCCCCAGTACCGAGCGGTGTCGACGACCCGGCCACCACGATGACGACGGAGGACGTCACCCGGGATGCCATGGAAGCGTTGAACCGGCCGAGGGCGGTGGGAAAACGGTCGAAGTGGTACCCGGCGAGGACTGCGTCGATCGCGGTTCGGGTTGCGGACGGGCCGCTGACGTTCGTCGCCGTCGCGGTGTCGTTCGCGACACCGTTGACACCGGGGAGGCCCTGCGGTCCCTGCAACTCAGACAGCAGCTTCAGGTTCTGCCAGGACCCGTTGCCCCCAGCAACCCGCCACTGGATCTGGGTGGAGGAGGTGCGCAGTTCAAGAGCCGGGCCTTTGAGGTCGGCTTTCAGCTTCCAGGTCAACAGGTCACTCCCACTCGTAGTAAAGGCCGGTGTCGGAGTCCAGCCAGCCCGCATGGGCGACTGGGGAGTCGGGGGCGTCCGGTCCCGCCCACCACCAGGCCGGGTTCGCGGGCACACCACCGAGTGCGCTGAGCGCCACGTCGCCCTCAGGCATGTAGAGCTTCCAGCGGGGGGCGTCGAAGTACGGCATGGATTCGCCGGTGAGGGCCACCACACGAAGCTGGTAAAAAACGACCGGCTGCGCGTACGCGGACGGATTCAGGAAGACACTGAAGTCACCCGCCCCGTCCGGCTCGACGACGATCGGCTTGGGCGTCAACAGCCGATTCGAGGACAACGAGATCGCAGCCTCGGTGGGCGTGATGATAATGCGCGCTGTCGTCCCGAGGGCATCGATCCCGAAGTCCCGCAGTGAGCCGGTGAGCGTACCCATGGGGCCTCCTAGGCGTTCGTCGTGCCGGTAGCGGTGGAACGGAACACCTGATTAGTTGAAGGGTTCACATACAGGTTCGGCGGTTGCGTTGTGGTCGGCAGGTTGTCGAGGAAGTGGCCGGCCGCCGTCACCCGGACCGCGCGGGAGCCCTGCACAAGCGCCGCGAACCCGTTGCCGACGCCAACCACGCCTGCCCCTGACGTGAGTGCGATCTGATCGCCGTCGGAGGAGAGCTCGCCGCCCGGGTAGTGGAGCCCCGGCCGGCCGCTGGTGAGCATCCCGATGAACATGTCCGCGACCGTGACCCGCTCACCGGCGAGAATCACGTCGCCGATGACGACCCGCCCGGACTCATCGACAGTGAGGTCGCCAGCCAGGTGGGTGTTGCCCTCGATCGTGCCCTCACCGACCATGGTCCACGGACCCTCGAAGGTCGCGGAGCCGGCCCAACTGATGGACCCGTCGCCGTTCAGGACTCCGACGATCCGCAGCGTCCCGTAGACGGTCTGCGATCCGTTCGTGGAGCCTTCCTCGCCGACTTCAACGCTCGACTCTCCGAGGAAGCGGGTCGTTCCCCGCGTGACGGACGAGAACCCGAGGTTCGCGGCAAGGGAGTTCCGGCGGGTCTGTCGGCGCTGATCCCGCTGCTCCTGCGGCAGGTCGAGGCGGTCACGGGAAACCATCACGCCTCCTGAACTTGGAAGGTGACGCTGTACCCGTAATCGCCCGTGTACCCCACCGTGTAGTGGTCCTTCACACCATCCGCGATCCACTCATCGCCAGAGGAAAGCGTGCGGACGGTAGAGCCGATCGTGAGGTCGCCGAGGTTCTGCGTCCCGGTGTCGAGCTCGGATGCGAGGACGTTGAACGACCACTGAGTCGTCGGCGAATACAGGGCGTTCAGTTCCGCCTGCGCGTGACTGTTGAGCTGCGCGACATCGTCGATGTCCTTCAGCGTGATCAACGTGTCCTTCGCAAGACCCGCAGACACGGACGCCGCTGCACCGCCGACCCGCATGTCGGCCTCAGCACCCTTACCGACGGCGAACACGCCCGTGGTCTGCTTCGCCGCGTCCTCCTTCACGTGGAGGTCAAGGAGAGGCTGCTTCTCGGCCGCGATGTTGAACTCCCAGTCGGGGCCGTCCAGTAGCGGGTTACCGATCCGGTACTCCCAATACAGGCGGCCCTCCGCGTCGAGGCGCGGCTGCAAGTCCGTGTCCGGGCCGCCGTCCATGCTCTCGATCTCGGAGAGCGCTTCAGCGACCGTCTGGAACTCGTAGTGGTAGTACGTGCGGTCGATGGACCCGGCCTCTTCGGCGGGGATCACAACAGGGATCGGCCATGCACCCGAGATCGGGGCCTGCAAGCCGATGTAGCCGAGACGGGCCGCGATCCCACGGAGAGACAAGTTGTCGATGACGACACTGCCCGTCGGGGAGTAGCCGCCGATGCCGTACATCCAACGGCGGGACAGGAGCACCCGGACGTCGCAATGGTTGACGGTGAGAATCCCCGACGCCATGTCGTAATCGGTGCCGAGGATCAGACCCCCGTAGACCGGTTTCCCGTCCCACATCTGCACCAGCGTGCGGTCCCACGCCCGGTACAAGTCACGGCGCTGCGCCTGCGTGAACCCATCACCGCGGAGAGGGACCGCGTGGCTGCGGGACGTGACATCGCCGCGACCCCATGTGCCTGAGGCTGGCTGCACCGGGGACATGGGGGCACCGGTCTGCGTGTCGAAGATCGCCGTCGACCACGTCACAGGAACGTGTCCCTGACAGTCACGGACAGCGTCCCGGAACCGGACAACGTGTGCGTCACCGTCTGCCCGGCCGGGACCGTCCACACATCCGCGCGGGACACCCCACCGAACACCAGGGCACCATCAACACGGAGACGACCATCGAGCATGTCGATGGTGTGCGGGTGACCAGTGACCAGAGGACGAGTCACCACGTACGCCTTCCCGTCCGGCCCGTTCACCGTGTACCCGCCCGAACTCGAGCCCGTAACCCGGATCAGCGGAGACGCCGGGAAGGTCCCGAAATGGAACGACGGCACACCCGACGCGAACGACCGGGACTCCCCATATAGGCGCGGATCGTTGAACGTGAACTGGATCTGGTACTCGGCAATCGACCCCGGAACGACCACATCGAACCTGGTGCGGGAACCCAACGCGAGCCGGGCATCACCCCACACCCGCTCGCCCAGATAGTCGACCGACACCCGCTCCGGACCCGAGGTGAACAACCCCGTCAGCTTCCGCCGCCACCACCCCAGACGCTCATCCGAATCCGCGAGACACAGACCCGACACGCTCGCCGTCCGCGGCTGCGAAAACGACGGCAGATCGAATGCCCCATGCCCCGCCGGGTACAGGACCGCCTCGCCCCGAAAATCGGTGCCATCGAAACCGACCAGCCCGCCAGCCTTCACCGTCGGACCGGACTGGCCGTCCCCACCATCGAAGAAGACGTCCTGGATATGCAGGGTCACGAGCTCAACCTCGCGTCGTACTCGAAATCGCGGCGGGCCACCTCATACGCACGCCTCGCCTCCGCCGCATCCTGCACAGGGAACTGGGGGGCGAAGGTGTAGGACCGCGGGGACGGCTGCGAGATGGAGATGTTCGGGGAGTAGGACGGGGTCGCGTACTGCGTCTCCATGCCCCGCACATACCCGCCGCCCGCATAGCCGGGAACGTTGCCACCCGACATGAGGTACTCAAAGAACCGGCGATACCTACTGGTGATGTCCTGCGGGAATACGAACTCGCCTGCATGGACCACACCAGCGACCTGATACTTGGTGCCCGGCCCGGTGTAGCCACCGGTGGCAAAGGTGCCCATCTGCCCGTTACCGGAGGCTGCCCCGTTGAGGTCGGGCATGAGCGCGCGGTACTCGATGGTCCCGCGCAGAGTGCCGTAGTAGTCCATGAACTTGTCGACATCCGCCGCGGCCGTGGCCGTGTCCGCGTCGACATGGAAAGTCGGGCGGATCCCCTCAATCTTCAGCCCGTAGTCCTGCATGATCTGCTCGACCGTGGAAGTGCCAGCAGCCAGCTTCCCGGCGATCTCGTCCGCCGCGTCCTGCCCCAGTTGCGCAGCCGCGCCTTGGATCAAAGTCACCGTGGCCGGGTCGGCGAGCGTCGCCGCGAATGCGCCCGTCGCCTCAGCGCCACGTTGCTGCCACAACTCGACCGTCTTGCCGAGCTCTTCATCCGTCATCGTGGTGAGCAGTTGCACCTGCTGAGCGCCGGCCGGGCCGAGCTCCCGCAGTTCGTCGAGCATCGCGGCGGGAACGCGAGCCGCGATGAGGATCATGTTGGCTTCCCACCCGTTCTGGGCGTCCACCTGCTTCTGCAGCTCCGCGATGTACTCCCCGGTGGAGACCTGCGCCGCATCGACCATGCCGTCGAGGGCATCTCCGACCGCCCCTGCGGACTCGCCGGTCGACTTGGCGAGCTCCTGCGCCTTCGCCATCGCGTTGTCATACGCGCCACCGAGATCCACGAACGCGGCATCTGAGCCCGCGACCTCCGCGAGGTACTTCTCCTGCGCCTCGGTTGCGGCTTCCGTTGCCTGCTGTAACGCCTCAGTCTTGGCGGTCGCCTCTTCCGTGGAGTCTGCGAGACCGTCCGTCGCGACCTTCGTGTCCTTGAAGCCGCGTTCGCTGCGCTCGAGGCCGTCGCGGAGTTCGCTAATCCCCTTCGCGGCATTACCGGCGCGGAACGCGAGACCCGTGAAGGCGGTCCCGACGGTGTTCGAGTCGTTGAACTTCTTCATCACGCGGTCGTACTCGTCGCCGCCCTCGACGATCGCGTCGGTGAGTTCCTTCTGACCTACGCCGACCTCTTTCGCGACGTCGAACGCCCCCGACTCCGCCAGCTTCTTCGCCGTGAGCGCTCGGGTGTAGTCAGTGACCGCACCAGTCGACTTGTCGAGAGAATCGGCGAAGTCCGCAGCGGCACCCGATATGGCGGCCTGGTGTTCGACGATGTTGCCCAATGCGATGGTGATGCCCGCGGCGGCCAGCCCGAAACCGGAGATGGCCCTGGCCGCGGTGCCGACGCTCACCTTGAGTGTGTCGAGGGATGTCTTGAAGGCGACTACGCGGGGGACCGCGAGCAAGGCTGCGCCGCCCACGCCAGCTACCCCGGCGGCCAGGACGCCCACGACGAGGCCGGCGTTCGTCACCGGGGCCGGGAGGCTGCCGATCGCATCGACTAGGACTGTCGCCGACTGCACGAGCGTACGGAGGGTGTCGTTCGCGCCGCCGCCGCCCCTGATAAGAGCAGTGTCGAACGCCCCGCCCAGCTTTTCGACGTCCCCGGAGAGGTTATCGAGGCGGATGCGAGCCGTCTCCGCCGCGTAACCCACGTCATCGACGTTGTCGATCCAGTCGCCGATACCGGTAGCGCCCTCGTCGAGGAGGACGTTGAAGCCGCGGATCGCGTCCTGCCCGAAGATGAGGCCAGCGGACGCGTTGCGCGCCTCGGTGTTCATGCCACCGAAGCTCTTCGTCACCTGCGCGGCGAGCTTCTCCATGCCGATGAACTCGCCGTTAGTGTCGAACGCCGAGAAGTGCAGGCGGGTCATCTCGTCCGCCGCCTCCTTGGACTGCGGGGTGAGGCGGAGAAGCATCGTGCGGAGGGACGTGCCGGCGTCAGAACCGAGGAGACCAGCGGACGCGAACGCGGCGAGGGTGCCCGTCGTCTCCTCGAGGGACAGGCCCGTCTGAGACGCCACGAGGCCGGCCTGCCCGAATGCCTGAGCCATGTCCTCAACGCCGCCCTGCGCCTTACCAGCAGCCGCAGCGAACAGGTCCGCCACGTGAGGGACGTCGCTGCCTTCCAGGTTGAACTGGGTGATCGCGGTCGCCGCGATCTCCGCGGCGCGACCGACACCGATAGCGCCGGCCGACGCGAGATCGAGAGAGCCGGCCAGAGCCCCAGACAGGACGTCGGAGGCGCTGATACCGGCCTTCGACAGCTCTTCGATCGCCTCCGCCGACTCAGTGGCGGTGAAGACGGTGGAAGCGCCCGCATCCATTGCGGCGTCCCGGAGGAGGCCCATCGTCTGCGCGGACTCGTGGGTGGCCGCCTGCACCGCCGACATCTGCTTGTCGAACTCGGCGAAACGCGACACTGCGACACCGATGCCAGCCGCAAGGGCGGTCCCCATGATGAGGGCTGACCGGCCCAGCGTCTCGAACGCCTGCTTCTTCTGCCCGAGCTTGTCCGCCTCGGTGCCAATCTGAGCGGTCTTCGCCCGAACCTTCTCGGCTTCGGCGTAGAACTGGGACGCTTGGAGGACGAGCCCCACTTTGACGATGCGGTCAGCCATGCGGGCGGTCTCCGTTCGTCTGTAGAATCCGGCGCATGAAACGACTGGCCCTGGTGGCGGCAGCCCTGCTACTGACCGGGTGCGCTGCGACTAGCGGCGAAGAGGCGTCCACCACGACCGCGCCCAGCCGGACGACGGAGGCCGCGCCGACTGCCACGCCATCGGCGGTGCCGACGATGCCTAGCCGTGCGGACATGGACCCTGCGATGCGGACCATCGCGGAGGCGTTCTACTTGGACCGCCTCCGGAGCACGTACGGCATCACAATCACCGACGACACGCGCCTGGTGGGGGCGGGAGACGCGGCGTGCGACTCGATGGACCGAGGCGATTCCAACCAGGCCATGTTCATCGTCGTCGCCGCCCTGCTCCCCGACCTCGAGTCCACCGACCAGGCCGTGTCAGTAGCCGCCGTCGCCTCAGGTGTGCTGTGCCCGGAGCACGCCCCTAAGTAGGGCGCGGCAATTTCCGCACCCGGAACGTCACCCCGTGCGAGTCGCCATTCGCCTCGCGGTACGCGGCGGCGGCGTCATCCCGCGCCTTCTGCGCGAAGTCGATGACCGGCTCGGCGACGTACTCCCACTGCCGCCTGCGATTGGCCGGGTCCGCCAGGGGGGACTGCGCCTCGTCCACCGGTTGTCCGTGAGGGCCGCGGAGGTTGTCGCGCTCCTGCCAGGCGAGAAGCAACTCGACGTCATCCTCGGTCCACCCAGGACGGGTGGTTACGGAACGGACAAGACGGTCGCCGTCGTATTCGTACTCGGTGACCTCCACCACCTCACGGCGGTCGAAGGTTGAGGGCGCTACTCCGAGGCGGGCGGCGAGCTCGATTCGCTCGTCGAGGAGGCCGCTTTTCCCAGGCGCTCACGCCGTTGCTGCGGCTCCCAAATGTTCAGCTCGAACGCCGCGTCCACGATCTGGCGGTAATCGTCGTGGGGCAACACCTTGCACAGGTCCGCCCACTCGTTCACACCGGGCCGGTCGATGGTCGCCTCGACCACCTTGAACGGCCGGTACTTGTCACCCTCGCGGTACGTCGTCCAGCGGTGACCCTCAGCAGCGACAAGGCCGTGGATATTGAAGCCGTAGGCCCGGTCTAGGGGCGCGTCTGCTCGGAACGGGTACTTGGCTGTCAGGCCCGAGAACTCCTGGCCGGGGGCCTGCACGACACGGAGGGTGACCATGCTGTCCTGCTCGGACGCTTCGAGGTCGGCCAGTTCCTTCTCGAGCGCCGATGTGTCGGCCTTCTTCGTCAGCCGCGCATCGGCCGCGGGGAGGCGGGCCGTCCGGATCTCCTGAATCAGGTCATCTCTCTTCGCAGAGAGGGTCTGATCGAGGGTCACCTGGACATCCTTGAACGGCCTTTCAGCCGTCTTCGCCGCCGCTAGTTTCTCGCTGAACGTTGCCACCGTAGCCACCTAAACCACCGGATAGAGATGAATGCCGGGATGGGCGCTCCGGTGGCGTGTTACGCCCACCCCAACCCGGTTACGCGACGAGCGCGACGTTTTCCTGCGGAACACCCGAGACGCCAAACGACTGGGTGATCGTGAACTGCGAGTTCGCCGCAGGAGTGTCCTTCCGCTGCGCGCCGGCCTCGACTGGGACGATGTCCACGATGTCGCCGGCCGTGAATGCGTCCGCGTTGTCGTGCGCCCAACGGATCACGAACGACCCCTGGGTGCCCTTCACGAACGTCTCGCGGGCGAGGTCGTCGGTCTCGTCACCGAACACGTACTGAAGCTCGAACGTGTACGAGGTGGGGCCCGGCTTCGACAGGGTCACCGCCAGCGTCAGCCGCGGGTCCTCGATGCTTGTCTCCGTGGACGTGAACGTGAAGGTCTTCAGGTAGTAGGTGACGTCGATACCGCCGGCGACATCGGCCGCCGAGGTTGCGTCGTCCGCCTCGGGGACGAAGTGGACGCGGAGGTTGCCGTCCGTGCCCACACTGCGGGGCGTGTAGCTGAGAGCCATGATCGTTTCCTGTTCCTGCCACCGGACCGGGAAAATGTGAGGGGGGTTAGAGGGATTGCGACTGCCAGCCGACCTCGGCCGTGTGGAACACCCACCAAGGGGTCGGGTCGCGGTCAACCGCAAGAGGGGTGGGGACGCCGTACCAAAGCCGTTGCGTCCACTCGCCGGACACGTCAGGGACGATTCCGAACCCGTGCACGACAAGCTTCGCCTTCACGGCTTCTGCGACCGCCTGCGCCTGGTAAGCGTCCGCGCCCACCGAGTAGAGGGTGAAACGGGGGTGCCGGAGGACGTTCGGGCCGGTGAGACGGTCGGTGTCATCAGTGCCGTCCTGCGGGTGGATGACAACGAACCGGAAATCGGTGGAGTGGGGGGCGACGGTGCCCTCGGGAACGGTGGTTACGTACACGCTGCTACTGAGCGCGGGGATGGTCTGCAATGTGGAGACGAGCCACTCCGTGTCCCTGAGCATCAGAGGCCCTTACCGTTCAGGGTGTCGTCGATGGCCTTACTGATGCCACGCTCGAAGTCTTCGACGTTGTCCGCGAGGGCGCGGACACCGAAACCACGGCCGGAGGGGTTCGAGGGGGTGCCGGTTTCGAGGATGCCGACGATGGATGCCTGCTTGCGTCCGAGCTCGGGCCCAATCTCCGCCTCGATTCCGTCACGGGTCACCGCGATGTCGTAGGTGACCGTGCCAGGGCCACCCGGGACGTACTCCGAGCCCTTCAACCGGTCGCGCCACTCGTCCTTGACGTGCCGTGCGGTTATCTCGACCGCCTGGCGAAAGGGCCGCACGTTCTCGGCGACGAGAGCGCCGAGATCCGCAGTGAGCCGCTCCAAGCTGCCTGAATCGACAGAGAAACCATCCGCCATCAGGACGCCTCCTCCACCGGGAAACGCCTCGCGGTGGCGTTGGTCTGAGCAAACGTGCCGCTGATACGGAACCGCCGACCGACCAGTGCCGGATCGGTCACGGACGACAGCACCTCCGCGATCTGCCCGACCACGACGTCTGACGACGCAAGAACAGGGAGGTGCAACTGCAACTGCTGCTCCGTGACTGGTTGTCCGACCGCGTCAAGCGCTCGAGGCTGAGTCGCCCCGTACTTCACGCGGCAGGGACCCGTGTACGACACCTCGTCCGGTTCCTGGTCCTGGTCATAGGACAAGGTGTCCGGGTTCCAGACGCGTTCACTGTCCGCGGATTCGATCCGGCACGTGTCCGTCATCATCGACTCGGCGAGGCGTCGGCCCGCGAGGCTTGCTGAGGTGGCGGTCATGGCGTGAGTGGCACCCACAGGTCGGTGGACGCCCAGTAGCCCCGACCCACGAACGGGCGTGTGTCGATGGTGAACGCACCATCCGAGTTCGAGTCGCCAGCGGCAAGGCGGACGAGCTCGCCGTCGGCCAGGTACAGGGCACCGGTCGAGACGGCCTGGTCGAGCCGGTACCGGTAGTCGTCGACGGACTCTTCGAGCTTCCCGTCCGGGTTGCTGAGCACGCGGAGGACCATGGCGCATTGCACCTGGACGACCAGGCGCACGAACGCCGGGGTGCCTTCCTCGACCCGCGTCTCGACCGAGGGTCGCGCGGAGACGATGATGCTCCACGCGTCGTCGAGGAGTGTTTCACCGACCGCGAGTTCCGGTTCGGTGAGGGGGCGCAGTGACCTGTTCGACAGATCAGTTCTGGTCGCCGGACTTAGAGCCACTGCGTCCCCCTCCCGTTACTTCTTGTCTTCGCTGTCCGCCTTGCGCGTCCGGGTCGTCTTCACGGCGGTCCAGCCGGCCGCCGTGTAGGCGTCGACCTTCTCGTCGGGGATCTCAACCACGGCATCGCTGAGGGGCGGATGCACCTTCGTGCCCATCGGGTTACGCCTGGGTGGCGCTGGACAGGCGGACGAAGTGCGCGAGGTCGCGGTAGCGGAAGCCGACCTCGAACTCGGCACGGACGGCGAACATGTTGCGCTCCCAGAGGTTCACCTGAGTGCCGCCGTCGGTGATCGACGCCTGCTCGGAGATGCTGAGGGTGATGTTCTCCACGATGCCCACGTGAGCGGACGTCCAGTCGCCGGCGAAGCCGAGCTGGTTGTCGGTGCCCGAGGTTGCCCCGTTGTAGTCCGCCATGTAGACGCCCTGGGTCGTGTAGACCGGTGCGCCGAGCAGGGCGGGGACAGTGCCGTCGGTGGTGGCGTTGTTGATGAACAGGGGCCGGTTGGTGGAGTCCACCGCGCCGAGGAGGAGGCCGCGGGCCTGAGCGGAGAGCGCCCAGCCGGTGATCTGCGTCCCGCCCGCGGCGACCGTCTGGTCAGCCGCGACGAGGCCCTTGTACGTGTTGCCGTTGATCCCGACGGTTGCGGCACCGGCGAGGGTGTCGAAGTTCGACCCGGGGGCCGCGTCGAGACCGAAGATGGTCCGGTCCAGCTTCTTCGCCAGCGCCTGCGGCAGCTTCCGGACGATCTCGTTGTAGAGGGCACCCTTGTCGCGACGGAACTGGTTGGAGAACGGCACGATGACGGCCGCCGTGTAGGGGGTCATCAGCTTCGAGCCGAAGGTGGGGCGCGAGATCGGCTTGATGGCCGTCTCCGCAACCCAGTTCGCGGTCGGCTCGCCGGTGATGATGTCCACAGACACCCCGGCACCGGGCAGGTCCACCCGGGTTGCGAGCTGGAGAACGGCAGAGGTGTACTCCGCGGCGCTCCAGATTTCCTGGGACTGAGCCGGCGTCAGCGTGATGCCGGTGGTAGTCCGATTGACGTCGATACCAGCCATTTCGGGGTTCCCCTTTCGGAGGAAGAGTTAGAAGTCGGCCAACTGTTCGGCGAACGTGTCGGCGTTAGTGGGTGCGCCCGACTTCCCTGCGGCACCCTGGGAGGGGTCGGCCTTGGGGAACGGGTCGGTCTTGCCCGCCAGGAGTGGGAGCAGAGTGTCTGCGTCCGCCGCGAGTTCGGCCTCGTCGTTGCCGGAGAGACGGTTGATGAATGCCTTGGGTAGGCCCTTGTCGATGCCGACGTTGAGTCGGGCAACTTCGAGGGTCCGCACGTTCAGGTCGTTCGTCAGTGCCGCGTTCTCGGCTGCGAGCCGTTCGAGTTCTGCCTTGGCGGCGGTGGCGTCGGTGATCCCGGCGTCCTCGAAGGGCTTGAGTCGTGCTCGTAGTGCGTTCGCTTCGCGTTCTGCGGCGTCTGCGCGATCGCGCTCCGCCTTGATCGCCCTCTTCCCTGCGTCGCCGAGCTCGGGGTCGCCCTGAGCGGGGTTCTGGGGATCGGTTTCTGGCATGGGTAGGCTCCAAATCGCTTGGAAGAACCCGCAGACATCGCGTCATGCAGGTGGAATGTGGGGCGTCAGAGGGTGACGCCGAGGCTGCGGTAGAACGCGTCCGCGCGTTCCCGGTCCTCACGGATCCCGGCCTCACGCTCGGCGATCCATTTGTTATTGCTCGTGTCCCGGATGGGGCGCTCGAGGTAACCGGCGTCGCGGAGGAGTACCCGTCGGGTCTCGATGTCATCGGTCAGCCCGACGATGGTTTCCGGCATCAGGCGGGTGCGCTTCACAGTGCTGTAGCGGGTGCCGACCTTCACAGTGCCGGTCCCGGCTGCGACCTGCTGCTTACCGAATGCACCGCGAACCGTGTTGCCCTCGTTGGTGACGTAGCCGAGGATCGGTGACCCGTCGGGCTTGGTGCCGATGCGGGTTCGTTCCAGTCGACGTCTGGAGTTCGGAACGGTGGTCCCGCGTGTGCTCCACGAGATCCCGGTCGCACCACGGCGGGCGGACGCGACGGACACCGGGTCAGCGCCGGCACGGATAGCTTCCGCACCCGCCTTCGTGAACACCCGATCCTGCTCCGCGGGTGACAGTGACGCGAAGTAGGCGTCGGGGGTTGCATGGAAGCCAGTGGGAGCCGACTCGCCATCAGGGACCGGTGCGGCGGTGCACTTGCACGCCGGGTGCCGCTTGAACGCCACCTTGTAGGAAGACTTTCCGGCGAGGATCGCGCACCGGGAGCACGCCCCCGGGGACACAAGCCGCACATACTCCGCGAACCGGCGACTCGTTGCGGCAGTGAGATCCGACGAACGCCCCAGATCGGCCATCGCCGTCTTGATCATCGCGGCCAGGTACGCGGCCCCCGTCTCGAGCGCCCGGGTCGTACCCAGCCCCGCCCCCACCGCGGTCTTCGCGGTGGTCACCGCCCCGTACAGGAGTGTGCCCAGTTCCCTACCGGAACCATCGATCCCCACAAACGACTGCGGGACCACCGCGTCGCCGCTTCCCCCCAAGCCATACTCGCTGGCGAACCGTGCAGCGGTGCGTGTAGCACCCTCCGCGGCCCGCAACTGCCCCACCTGCACCTGCCGGTTCAAGTCGGACTCGATGAGCCCGTACGAGGCGTCGAAATCCGCGGTCATACCGCGCCGCCACAGCGAGAGAGAGCGGGTAGTGACCGTCCGGTTCAGCTTGATCAGCCGGTCCTGGCGAGCCCGAGCGACATCGAGAACAGCCACCGTCGTCCCTACAGGTTCTCGGCGGCGCTCTGCACCCCGTCGCCGAACGCGGCCTCAGAATCGGTGCGGCGGCGCTGCTTCATCTGCTCGATCGCCGCCGGCGACTCCGCCATCCGCTCCTGCGCCGTCTCCCAATCGATGAGGCCCGCCTGGAACCGCTTCACAATCGCATCCGTCACCTGCGACACCGTGGGGGTGCCAGCATCACGCCAGATCGTCTCGAGCCCGCGTGCGTTCGGATCCCACTCACCGGTCCGGAAGCGGAGAACCAGCCGCGAGACCGACTCCCACGAATGGCCGAAACCGGTCTGCTTGCGTTCCGCCTTCTTGATCAGGCGCGTCTCACCGGCTCGCTGACCCTCAGCGGACGGGGCGTTCTGGGTGTTCAACCCGAAGTATTCGATCGGGAGTGACGTGACGCCCGACGCGAGCCGCGCGTACATGTTCATCGCGTTCTCGTAGTTCGACATGTCCGCGGCATCGAACTGGAACGTCTTGGCGTCCTTATTGCCGAGAGCCCACACTGCGCCGGCCCACGCCTGCCACGCCGGGAGCGGCTGGCCGTCCGTACCAACGAAGTCGCCCTTTGTGGCCCCCAGGACGCCGCGTGTGGGCGCTGCGAGGGTTTCTTGGACGAGCTGGGCGGTGGTGATCGCGCGGGATGCGGAGTCGGCGATGGGGATAACGTCTGCCATCTCGGAGACACCTTCGACGATGGAGCCGTCGACGCGGGTGGCTCGGTTCCGGTTCACGAACGCGACGACCGGAGGTGCGCCCAAGTTGTGAACGTCGGGGGCGAACTCGTCATCCCAGCGCCCGAAGGTGTCGTTGCGGATCAACCACAGCGTGCGGTTCGGGAGGTAGAACGTGGCCCGCATCTCCTGACCGAAGTCAGAAGCGTCGTACAGCCGGAGGGCCGCCACGACACGGCGGGTGCGAGGGTCACGGACGGCGATCATCTCGTTCGGTGACTCGATCGTCACCAACGGGTGCTCGCGGTCATGGTCGTTCGTACCCACGCACACGTACGAGCGGGCCAAGGCGAGCGCATCAGTGTGAGCGAACGTCTGCCGCTCGTCCAGGTTGTTGTACTGCCAGTTCTCCCACAAATACTGATCCGCAGGCTGCCCCGGCATCCGGAACCCCTGCACATCCAGTCGCTGCTCGACCGCATCCACAGTCACCCGCGGCCAGTTGAGGACAACACTGAACGCCGCCAACTCCGGCGGGACCGAAAGCCCGAGCTGCTCCAACTTGTGGATGCCCTCGTAATGCTCGTTCAGCAGCTTCGTCCGGACGCGCGACAAGCGCAGAGTCGCAGCGAGCGAATCGAACAGGGATTGCTCAGTAGCGGAGAGTGCCAACGTCTCTCCTAACGGAACACGGTTATCCGGTTGTCGACCGGCTCAGGGACACCCGACGTGCGGGTGTGGGCGTAGACCGCCAAGGTGGACGCCACCAGGGGGCTGATGTCCGTTTCGTCGCGGCGGTTCCACAGCCACGCGCCGGCCTCGCCCGCGTCACGTTTGCGGGCGGACTCGAGAGCGGCAGTGAGACCCGGCTGGTCCTTGTGGACGAGCTTCGCGTCCTCGACGAGCTGCTTGAACAGCCCGCACGCCTGCGCGTGCTCCCGGTAGCTGATCTCCGTCACCGAAACACCCGCGATAGTGAACGCCGGGAGCAGGGACCCTGCCGGACCGATCGGATCGAGGACGATCTGTGACGGGTGCCACTTCTCAGTCATCTCGGCCAGATAGTCGGCCACCCAGCCAGTGCCGCGTGCCCGCTTCACGACCTCCGTGTGGACGCGGCCGTCAGCGGTAGCGCCGGCAATGGCGACGGAGGAGAACGATGAATCCGGGGGCACGTCGATGGCGAAAGACACGGGGTCGAACACCTGCGACAAGGGGTCACCGCGCAACGCCCACTGATCCATGTCGATGACCGTCGCCGACCGGGACTCATCCACGATCCCGAGACGCTCACGCGCGAACGTGACATCCGACATCGCGGCGCGTTCCTTCGCGACGAACTCGATGCGGATACGGCCCGACTCGGTGGCCGGATTCGCCTGCACCCACTGCGCCCGGTCGTCCAAGTCGCACTTCGGGTCGGCGGAGAACTCGATGTAACAGAGCCCGGGATCCTGCTGTCGGCCATCCTCGAGACGGCCGCGCGACATGACCGACCGCAGCACCCGCGACTTGTCCAACGCGGCCGAGGACGCATAAATCAGGCCCGGGTTCGGACGGGCGGACATCGTCGGCAGTGATGCCGCGACCGTCTCCTCCGGAAGCTCATACGCCTCGTCATAGATCAGGCGATCACAGGAGAACCCGCGACCAGATCCACCAGAACGGGCAAGGAACCGCAACCGGCGGCCGTCGAGGAGCTCGATGCCCTCCTCGCCATGCGAGGTGCGGACCCGGTCGACCTTCTTACGCAACCAGTCGTTGTTCTCGACCAGGAACAGGACCCGGCGGAACGCCTCCTGGGCCGTCTTGAACTCGTGCGCCGTGTGGATAACCAACTCGGCACCGAACAGGAACAGGTCCGCGAGCTCGACGCACTCGAGGATCGCGCCCTTGCCGTTCTGGCGGGGCACGAGAAGGGCCGACTCGAAAGCCGACCAGCGGCCCGACGCATCCTCAGCGAGGAGATCGGTGACCGCATCCTCCTGCCAGCGGTCCAGAACCAAACCGGCCGAGGCGGACAGCTCGATCGCTTCAGGCCCCGACGAGAACGAATACTCAGGGACGCTACGAACTCGCGGCCGCACGACGGGCGGCGCGCTTAGAGGCGAGGTCGTCACTCACGTCACCCTTCACAGCCGGTGCGTCGACCAGCTCAGCCATCAACGTGCGCAATTCCTTCGCCGTCGAAGCGTTCGGGGACTCATCCATCGCCGACGCCAAAGCCAGCGCGATGTCGCGACGCCAAGCGGGCACGGCCACGCCCTCGAGAGCGGCAGTCACGGAGGTCAGGACGGCCACTTCTTCTCCTCCTTTTGCGTGGGGAGAGAAACGTTGCCGCCCCGGAGGTACCGGCAGGTGCGCGTCCTAGGTGGTCCCCCCACCCCTCAGGTGACTCCCAGGTTCACCATTGACGCGAGGTCGGGTACTCGCCTCGCGTGGTGTTTCCGCGTCGTGAGTTGCACCCGTAGTGCGCTGGCTTGAGTCCGGAGAGCCGCATGACGTCGCCGCCGAGCGAGGTCGGCCGCACGTGGTCGGCGCTGAAAGCCATCCGGTCGCGACCTGTCAGTCGGTAGTCGATGGGTTTACGGCAGAGCCAGCATGGGTCGTTGCGTGTGGCGCATTCTGCTTTGAAGCGGGCGACGAGGTTGGTCCAGGCTTCACCGCTGCCGGGCAATGGCGTTCCTCGCAGTCTTTGGCGAGTGATGGCACCGGATAGCTGGTCCCGCAGTATCCGCAGGTCCACGGGTCAGCTATGGCCGCACGCCCGTGAGGCTGTATTCGAGCTCGTCGGCGATGGGCGCGAACACGGGCATCTCGACCCGGAGGATGTCGAGCCTTGCGATGGTGTCGTCGATGTGTCGTTCGTAGCTGTCGGCCCGTTTGAGTTCCACGGACAGCGCATCGAGCAGCCGGTCTTCGCGGCGTCCGACATCAACCATCGACAGCGACCACGTTCCCCGGATCGGGCATCGCCCCGGCTAACCGCATGAGGTTGTCGAATGCGTTGGCGGTGATGAGGATGCAGCCGCGTGTGTTGACGTAGGCGTCGATGGTGTTGCCGTCGGGTGTGAGGTAGTGGAGGTGGTGCGGGTCGAGGTTGACCATGTGGCCTCCTCTACAGCCAGATGACGGCCGCGGTGTTGATGAGCAGGTGCAACGTGTTGTCGCACGCGATCATCAGCCAGACGGCGAGCCATGCGGGTGTCTGCTCGGTGTAGCCGGTGGCGGTGTGTCCGGGCCGGAACGCGCGGGGTGCGAGCTGGTTCTTAAACCAGACGAGGTGGCGCGCAAGCCGGTACCGATCGATGACGATGTGGGTTCCGCCGATGACAAGGAGTGCAGCCGGCGACTGTGTGACGAGCAGATACGGGATCGTGTAGGTGATGCCGTGGGCGATGGCTGGTGCCCAGCGCTTCGTCTTCTCCTCGGCCATCCAGTGCGTCTGGAAGAGGTAGTCGCCGACGAGGTGTACGAGGAGGATCCCGAGACCGAGCATGTGGCCTCCTCGGTTTATCCCGTTCGGCTAAAGGGCACTAAACGTTGAAAAGCGTCCCGTCGCCGGCGAGCGCGGTGGAGCAGGTGACCCGGTACGGGTTGTACGACGGCCACGGCGACACATATCGCGGGTCGATCCACACGGGCTGGTACGCCGGGGCCGATCGTGGAAGCCGCAGCACGATCGCATCTGCAAGGCGGGCGATGTCGTCGTCACTGAGCTGCTTCGACATGTGGCCTCCTCGGTGGGGGTTCCGTCTCTCGCGCGGTCGTGGTGTCGCTGTGTTTGCACGGGGGGTGTGCGGTGCGAGTGAGTGGTGGTCCGCGGGACGGAAGTTCTAGGCGCTCTGTTTGCGAGCGACGTACTGAGCGTGGCGCTGTTCCCGGAGGCACGCGCGACAGAGGCGGATTCGCTTGCCGCCGTGGTTCTGGTAGCGGGTATTGGCCTCGTCGTACTCGTGGCCGCTGGGGCAATGCGTGACGTTGCGTACCCCGCGCAGTCCGCGCCCGACGTTCTCTTGCCTGGTGACGGCTTCGAGGTGCGCCGGGTTCACGCAACGGGTGTTGCGGCAGAGGTGATCGATGTGGAGATCGTCGGGGAGCTTGTGTCCGAAGTCCCTGTATGCGATTCGGTGGGCCGGCGTGCCGATCCCGTGGAGCCGGAAGCGCCCGTAGCGGGTGCCGCTACCTGCGGCCCAGCCGGTCCACATCCAGCATTCGCCTTGGGCCGTGGAGAGCGGATCGTCCAGGTGTGCGGTGCCGCCGTGGAAGTCGACGTGCTGCCAGAAGCGCGGCCCGTCGTACTCGTCTAGGAACCATCCGGCGTCGGTAGGCTGTCCCATATCAACTCCTCATCCGAGTTGGTCATGCCCCCGGTCGATTCCAGTCGATGCGGGGGTCTTAAACACGAAGCGCCCTAGGTGGCCGGAAGAACCGACACTTCTAGAGCGCGCCTCACTCTAACTGGCTTTCTTCGGGGCGCGCAAGCCCTGTTTCGGCGCGTCTTTGTTCGACGGTCATGCTGCGCCTTCCGCCTGCTTCTGTTCGAGTTCGTAGGCGAGCTCGCGCACTCCCCAAACGGCCTCGCAAGAGCGACACATTCCGCGTGCCTGCTGGACCATGTCGGGGCCGGTGGACGGTTTGTACCGGATGACGAGCGGGTGGAAGTATTCGGCACCGTCACGCCACCAGGTGGTCGCTCCGCAGGTTGGGCACTCGTCCGGAAGCTCCCGTTCGCGGTGGGGGTCGAGTTTCGCCCGGATGATGTTCGTCCATTTGCCGAGGATCTTGATGTGGGCGGTGTCGACCTCGTCGGAGTGCTGGTGTTGCATCTGTGCGACGTACCAGGCGCGGAGGTTTTGGGCGGGGTCTTTGCCGGGGATGAGTTTCTGGCCGCGGCACCAGTCCCGGATTTGTGAGTCGATTTGGACGAGTTTCATGAGGGCGTCGGCGTCGAGGAGATTCCGTTCGAAGCTGAGGGATGCGCCGTTTGAGGTGCCGCCCATGTTGGCGCGGATGGCGTCGGCCAACTGTGTGAGTAGTGGCGGCAGCGTGATGTGCACGGTTTGGGTGCCGGTGACGTGTCCGTTGGTGAGGATGTCTTGGCGTTCGCGTCGGTGGCGGACGAGGGTGAGGTCGTCAACGGCGTCGAGGAGCGTCCAGGTGTTCGGCGTGTTGGTCTGCTCGGTCACTTGTTCCCCCGGTACGGATTGTCCTGAGTGCATTCCTGATCCCAACCGTTCGGTTTTGCCTCATGGTCGAGCACGTCTGCCTCGCCGGCATCAAAGCCTTCGTCCCATGCGTGGGCGGCGATGTCGCGAAGCGCTGCGAGGTGGCGTGGGTCGAATTCGCGGCCGTCGTCGGGGACGTGGTCGCGGTAGAGGTGTTTCAACTGGTGATCCTGCATTGCTGCTGTTTCCCCTCGTGGCGGCTTTTGTTGGTGTGCGGGTTCGTGGACCCGGGTGGCCTGTTCGTGGCTTAGACGGCGGCTGGTGGCGTGTGAAGGTGGTTTCGGGCGATGATCCGCGCCATGCCATTCCGGTATCCGCGCTCCTCGGCCTCCACGAGCGCGTTGACCATCGCGTCCTTCTGGACATCCATGACGGTCTGCGTGTGCTGGCGGATGGTGGCCTCAGCGATCGCCTTGTCCCGGTTGGCGAGCCAGCCGGAGGCGAGGATTACGTCAGCCTGCTGGAGCGCGGTCCGCCAGGGCAGCGCCGCTTCCTCACGTAGAAACTCCGCAGCGAAAGCGCTGTCACCGGCGCTGCTGAGAATCAGCATGGCGAGTTCTTCGCGTTCGTTCATGCGCTTTTCCTCTCTCGTCGTTCTTGCATTCGTCGCCGTCTCGCCCATCCGAGTACCCCGTATTCCACCGCGAGCCGGATTTTCCAGTCGTGGTCGGCGTGCCATGTGCGTTTGCGTGCGGCGTCGTCGAGTTGCCACCGGATTTGTCGTTGCCGTGGGTGTTCTGGCCGTTCTGTTTCGAGTTCGGCGAGCCACTCCTCACGCGACGGGATCGGCACTGGTCCACCCGTACCAGCGGTCGATTCGCGGCCGGACGTAGGTTTGCAACCACTGCTCGACATCCGCTCGCGAGAACACCGCCGCCTCGAACTGCGTGTATTTCGTGAGACGGGGAAGGAAGATCCCGAGGTAGAAGGTGACCGGCTCGCCCTCTTCGCCGTCCTCCGGGTCAGTGAACAGCCAGGACTGGATCATGTTCAGCCCCTCAACCTGCTTCTCCACCGTGCTGCGGAGCGCGTCGAAGTCCCGGAACTTCTCCTCGAAGGTGGGGTAGTCGGTGAGCGGGTACATCTCCGGCTCGTCGATCACCACGTCGGACGCTGCGCCCATCACCACGCCGCCTCTGCACTGGATCCCCACGGGTCTTCCGGTGGTGTGCCCCACTCATCAGCCGGCGCGGTCGCAGGGGTCGAAGCTCCCACAGGCGTGACGGTCGCGTTGTTGACGGCGTGGTCGACGAACTTCGCTTCGCCGCCTTCCTCGCGCGGTTTCGCGACCGTCGTCTTGAGTTCTCCGGTGACGGTGACCCGTTGCCCCTTCTCGCCGGATGCGTTCCAGACTTGCCAGCGACGCTTCGATGGTGCGTCTTCCTGGACGGCGACGAACTTCGGGTGGGTGAAGACGATCTCGCCCTCGAAGGTGACGGTTGCCATTAGTTGCTCTCCTTGGTGGTGGTCTCGTTGTTCGTCGGTCGCGCGCCGCACCATGAGCAGTCGGCGTGCCATGCGCAGGACATCCGGTCGTCGGTTTCGTTGCTCATTCCGTTGCCGCCACTTCGTCGAGGAACCCGCGCACCCGCTCGATCACGACAGCGTCCGCGTCTCCCACCGAGACGAGTTCGTGGTAGCCCCGGCACCTGCCCCATTCGCCCTCAATCTGGACGAGCATTCCCTGTGCGAGCTCAACCAGTTCGCGGGCTGCCTCACGTTCCTCGGAGTTCATTCCGCACTCTTCCTTTCGTTGTTGTCCCCTTCGCACCCAACAGCGAGAGGGCGGGCGGGGGTTACCACTGCCAGTCCTTCTCGAGCCGGTCGAGGTACTCGCGGTCTGCTTGCCATGCGAACATCCACCGCTGTGCCGTGGGGCACTTCGGGCAGTGCAGCGCGTCCTCATGAGCGACGAGGGGCGTCGTGGAGTGTTGGCCGCAGGTGAACCCATGCCCGAAGACCTGGGACCGGTCGAACTGCTCTTGCTGCTCGCCCGTGAAGGGCGCGTACACGTAGCCGCTCGGTGCCTCGGAGGTGCTCATGTCGCCTTCCGTTCCGCCGCGCACTCTTCGCCGTGCTTCTCGAGTGGGCGGGTCACAGGAGCACCTGCCGCACGTCATTTCCGTCGGCATCGCGTGTGAGCACGATGCGTCCCTCTGCCGTCTCGCGCCGGAAGTGGTCGTACAGTCCGATCGCACGTCGGATCGTTTCGGTGGCGGAGATCCCGTTGTCCTTCTCGCGTTGCAGGATCGCGGCGGTCTCCGCGTTGACGTTGATGTTCAGGCGGACGACGTTGGGTGTCCGCTCAGACGAAGACGCCATCGGCCATCCCTTCGAGGATCGCCCGCGCCTTGGCGATGTCCCCGTCCGCGATCATCTGCCGCGGCGTACGGCCACCACCGAAACGGGGCTGCGGGGCGTCCAGCCACAACCGGATCCCGTCGTTCAGGTAGACCTCGCCCGCTACGAGCATCAGTGCGATGACTTCCTCCGCAGTCTCTGCGTCGTGTTGAAGCAACGCGTCGTAGTCCTCGAACACAATGCGTACGGTCACAGTTCCTCCTTCAGCACCGCGAGAACGTCGCGTGCCATCTCACGTGCCGCCATCTGACCCCGAGCGGTCACCGGGCCCATGCGCGGATTGAATGCGTGGGGCATCACTACTCGGGCAATCGAGACCAGTCGCTCGTCTGTTTCTTCGAACAGGGCACGCACCCGTTTGAGCTCCGCCTGGCACGCCGCCAATCCCGCTTCAGCCTTGGCCCGGTCGCGTTCTGCCGCTTCCCGCATCCCGAGTGCGGTTGCGATGCGATGCTCCGTGCCCGACGGGTTCTTCGTTTCCTTAGGTGCGACCATCAGCGGTGCCTCCTGCGGAGTCGTCGCGCCCAGGGTGGGGCGACGCTCATGTCTTTGTGGATGGGGCGGAGCATCTTGTGGTCGATGGCGTCGTAGCGGCCTGACCATGCCTTGCGCCCGAACATGGGGTCGGAACGTTCGGTGACGTAGACCGCGCGCTTACGTCGGTGGCCCATCAGTCCTCCGTGTATGGGTTGGTCATCACGGCGGGCCCGTCGCCGTTGTTGAAGTCGTCGACGTCGCTGGCCCCGCGACGCCACGCAGCAGCGGCCACATCGCGGTCATGCGCGGCTAGCCACCGGTCGAACTCCTCGCGGTATTCGCGCCGGTCCGCATCGAAGTCGAGTGCGCGGCCCCGGATCGCGTTCAAGCACCACGCGTTCCGCACAGCCTCAGTCGTTGGTGTGATGTCAGCCATCAGTTCTCCTCCTCGAATACGTCGGATGGCACCCATGCGCGTTGGAGGGACGACCACCTCTCGACACCGACAAGCGATCCCGCACTCAAGGCGTGGATGGCGAGCGGGGCGGCCGCATCGATGTTGTGGAAGTAACACCGAGCCGTACCCGTGCGCTGCGTGAACATCACCGCGTAGCCGTACCCGCCGGGATTGTCGGGGTGCACCCGCTTCGACCGGGCGACGAGTTCTGCCGCTTTCTCGTCCGACACGGTCTCCCGCAGATACTTCGCCGCGGGGGTGCCGAACGAGGACGCCTCGAACTTCGCCATGAAGTCGTCAGTCATCGCTGCCCTCCAATGCGTCCTCCCATTCGCCGCCAAAGTCGAACGCCTGCTGAGACAGCCGCTTAGCGGTGACCTCGCAGAACCGTTCGTCGATCTCGACACCGATCGCCTTCACGCCCCGCTTCTGCGCTGCGACGAGCGTCGAACCAGATCCGGCGAACGCGTCGAACCGCTGGAACGCCGACCATGTGACGTTCCCGTCCCACCCCTGCCCGCCGGAGCGCAGGTACTCGATCGCGTCCATCGCCGTCGCGCCGCACTCAAGGCAGGGTGGGAGGATGAGCCGCCCCGAGGGTTCGGCCTCCTCGACAAATACACACATGTGCTCAGATGAAATCGTCATCGACCACCCCTTCAAGGTTTGCGTGCGCCTTGCCGGCCTCGCCCTGAGGCTCTTCGCAGGCCGCCGCCGTACGGGCCTCTAGCCGCTCATGGAGGAGCCCCCTTACGAGGGCGCGCCAGTACGCGGCTGCGGCCCGATCGGTACGTGGAGCCGCGGCATCCAGGCCGGCCAGCTCATCGACCACGGAAATTGTCGGAGTGCCGGTGACCACCCCGCTCATGAAGCCACCGCCTCTTCGACTTTCTGCGCGCACAGCAGGCAGTAACCGTCAGCGGATGGTTTGTGCTGACCCGGAGAACAGGGCTGCATCTCGTCTTCGCCCTTGCGGGGAGGCAACGTCACCACGGAGAGGGCAGGCTTGCGGGTCTTCTGCCAGGCGTCGTACACGCGTCTCGCATCACCGCAGGGACCGCAGGGGCGCTCAGTACCGTGCGGATGAGCGGAGCAGAAGAGGGGGGGTTCTTTCGACGCGTTCGCGTCTCCCCCCTCAACCCAACCTCTACCCAACCCAAACACAGGCGTGAAGTCCTCATGAGGCGCTCCTGCATTCCGCGGAGGACTTCCTGCATCCTTCATGAAGTCCTCATGAAGCGCTCTCCGGACCGCTGCAGGGGCGTCGAAACTGGGGATGACGTCGTCTGTGGGGTGCGGCGGCTTCTGGTGTTCCTTCCAGTTCACGATCTGGAAGTACTCGTGCCCATCGACGGTGTACCGGACGATGACCCCGGCCGCGACGAGGTCCCACAGCCAACCGTTGACGGTGTCGTGGGTGATGTCAGGGTCGAGGGGGAAGCAGTCCGCCTTGACGAGGAGCGGGTTGTCGCGCCCCTTGCCGTGGTCGTCGACGTACCCCCAAAGGAGCACCCAGAAGTAGCGGAGCTCGACGGGCCAGGACGCGACCTTCTCCGACGTGCGAAGGTCGTTCTTCAACATGCGGGTTTTCGCCATTAGCCGAGAACCTCCCTCGGGGAGTCCGACCTTGCGGGTAGTATGGTGCTCATCAGCCGCTCCAATCCAGCGGTTAGGCCTCGTGAGTCAGCAGTCGCGCCAACGACTGCACAAATGACTCCGGGGCCGTTTTTAGTTGACCCTCTAATGGTACCGCGGATCAGCCCTTTTCCCCTGTTTTCGGGGGCGCGAGTTACGCACAGAAACGTGCGCGACATGTGGGAAAGGGGGATCGGAATGGTGGTCATCGCACCTCCAACACGTCGTCGTATTTGATCCGGTCCACCCACGACCAGGCCGTTTCCACCGACACCGTTTTCGCGTTCACCCGGCTGATGTAATGCCACCCGAAACGGTCACGGACCTGCGTCATACCGGCCATGTCCTCGCGGGTGTACTGCCGGCGGGGCGCGGCTTTCCGTTCGGCTGAGGCTGCCTTTGCGGCCTCCCATTCGGCGTCCTTCTGCGCCTTCACCTCGGCGGCGGCAGCATCCACAGTGGCGTTGATCGCGGCGGCACCGTGACGGGCTTGTGAGCGGCGTTGAGACAGGTTCGCGGTCACTTCCGCGCCTCCTTGTGCTCCGCTAAATGCCCCTTCTTGAACGCGTTCACGTATCCGCGTGAGGATTCGTCCCGGCCCTGGGACTGGACCTCCGCGCCGCAGTTCGCGAACGGGCAGCGCCACGTGAGAACGGGGATGGGGGTGGCGGTACGGATGCCGGTCATGATGCGACCTCGATTCCAAGGGTCGGTTCCGCGAAACGCGTCCGCAGAGATAGGTCGATGTACTCCTTGTTGAGTTCGATGCCGACGTACTTGCGGCCCTCGTAGGTGGCGACCATTCCGGTGGTCCCGGAGCCGCTGAATGGGTCGAGGACCGTGTCACCAGGGCGTGATCCGGCGAGGATGCAGGGGCGGATCAGCTCCGGCGGGTAGACCGCGAAATGCGCGCCGGGGAAGGGGGTCGTCGCGATGTCCCAGACGGTCCGCTTGTTGCGTCCCGTCCCGTTCCTGCCCCCTACTGTGCGCAGTCCGCCGTGCGATCCGGACACTCCTCCCGATGGCTCTAGGGACGCTTGTCCCGTAAGGATCGTCCGGCTGTGGTCCTGTCCGCTGTCGGGCTCCCGGATGGCGTCGCTGTCGTAGTAATACCGCGGCGACTTCGCGAGCAGGAACACGTACTCATGCGCCTTCGTAGGCCGATCCGTGACGCTCTCGGGCATCGAGTTCGGCTTCGACCAGATGATGTCGCTGCGAAGAATCCAGCCATCAGCCTGTAGCGCCAGCGCCACTCGCCATGGGATACCGATCAGGTTCTTCGGGGATAGGTCACCGCCTCTGGAGGACCGGGCGGAGCGCGCACCGGACACGGAGCGGTCCGCGAACTGCCCGGTCGCCCCCTGCGGGCCTCCCGTGTTCCCGGCGTAGGAGTCTCCGAGGTTCAGCCACAGCGTCCCGTCGTTGGCGAGTACCCGGCGTAGCTCCCGAAAGAGGGCAACGAGGTTATCGACGTACTCCTGGACGGACGGTTCGGCACCGATCTGCCCCTCATCGCCGTAGTCCCGCAGTCCGAAGTAAGGGGGGCTCGTGACGATGGTCTGCACCGACCCGGCGTCGAAAGTCCGTGCGACTGTGAAAGCGTCCCCGTGATGCAGGGTGACCATGTCGTCCTCGTAGTAACTCATGACTGCACCCCCGGGAAGAGATCGTCGACGCGGCCGCCCATGTCATACGCGATGCGAGTCGCGAGGCTTTCCAACACCTCGGCGGTGATCGGCGCACCCCAACTCATGAGGAACGCGGCGCGCTTGGCGAGTGCCGCCGCCCCACTTGCGGCACCGTCTCTGTAGTCCTGCGATGCGATGCTCATGCCGTCACCTCCGTCTCGGGCAGGGACTCGTCCAGTGCTTTCAGGTCGGCGGCGGTGTGCTCATCCATGCCGAGGCCTGCCGCGATTTTGTAGAAGTGCCGTAGTTCGCCCTTCGACTTCGCGTTCCTTGCACGGGTGATCGCAGCCTCGAGGGTGAGCTGCGGTGCCGGCTGGGGTTGTGGTGCGTCGGGGAGGGGCTGCACGACGTACGGTGCACGCCGGCCCCGGGTCACGGTGAGCGCGATAGTGAGCGGCTTGTCGATGTGGCTCATGGCGGCGATCTCGACTCCGCCAACGGGCTTGCCGCCGAATACAACAGCCGGGTTGCCGCGCAAGGTCAAACGCCGACCGACGTAGACCGCCGAGTCCACGCCCCACGCGGACACGAGCACCCTCCTCATGCTCTTATTCGGCTTGTAGGGGCGTCCGGGGTACTCGACCAGCTCGAGATTCACGGGCTGTTCGGGCGTGCCCTTGGTGACCGCACTAATGGTCACCGTTCGGCTGCCGGCAAGGTAATCGTCATAGTTCTGCTGGTCACTGCGGGGTGCGATCGTCTCTGACAGATCCACGGTTATGCCACCTCTCTGATGCCTCTTGCCTGGGCGCGTCGGCGGCGCATGTACTCGCGCCCCTTGGCGCGACGCTCCTCGCGATGGGATTCGCGATACGCGCGACGGCACTCGTTACAGGCGCGGTTGCCCTGCGGGTACTGGTAGGTGTTCTCCGGCGTGTACTCGTGGCCGTAAGGGCAGTGAGTGCGGCGTGTCATGGTGTGGGTGCCGTTGCGCACGGAGTCGAGAACGTTCTCCGAACGCGTCGCCCAGCGGAGGTTGCTCAGCCGGTTATTCGTCGGGTCGTCGTCCCAATGGCAAGCGAACAAGCCGGCCGGTCTCGGCCCCACGAACACGGTGAGCACCAGGACGTGGATCCCGAAGCGCTGGTGCTTGCCATCACGGCATAGCCGCACGTACCTGTGGTTCGACTTCGCGATGTGTGAGGCGAGGATCTTTCCTGCTCGCCGCCGGCCGTATTGGCAGACCCGAGGGAGCCCGCGGACTCGCCCATGATCGGACACCTCGTAGCTGCCCTCGTATCCGGGAATCGCACGCCACCGCTCGCTCACAGGATCATCTCCATCTCGACGACCCGCTCTGTGGCGGGCAGATCGACGGTCGCTGTCTCGTACGCGGCAACCATGTCCGCGGCGTTCTTCTCGAACTGCTCGACTGCGGCGACGATCGTGTCGAACCACCGCTCGTCCGGGAGGACGCGCTTCCGGTAGAGGTGCATGCCCCCACAGAAAGACACGTAGTCCGCCCATTCCCGGCCGGAGACGAGGAGGCCACACTGGATCTGCGCCATGTTCTCGGCGGGCACCTCGTCCGCGATGAACGTCTGCAACTGCTGCTTCTGCCGGCGCGTTTTTACTTCGATGAAACCGTCGTCACCGATCAGGCCGTCGGGTGAGAACCCGATGCGGAATCCCCAGTCGTCGCGGACCATGAACCCGGTGGTGGCGACCGGTGCGAAGTGCTTGCGGTACACCTCAACGGCGAGTGGTTCGCATTCGACGCCGTTCCACATGTCGTCGGACACGTAGGTGGGGTCGGTGTAGCCGGTGATCCGCTCGGCTGCGAGTTGGGCGGTGAGGCCGCGCGAGGTTTCGTTGTTCGCGGGTTTCATCGTCTTCTCGGTGATGAGCTTGCCGACGACGCTGGCGGTGACGATCCCGCGGCGTTGTGCGTGCCATTCCTCGGAGCGCTGCTCGAGGTCGTTGTACTCGGTGAGGCTCATGCCGCATCTCCTGTTTCGTTCACGTGAAGCTCCATGTACTGCGCGGTGGTCTTGAGGCCGGGCCCGATGTAGACGATGCGAGGCATCTTCTTGACCATCAGGTCGGGGGTGTCATCAGGGACGACGCCGGCGTCGACGAGGCCGTCGCACATGGCTTTGAGGGTGGGGACGACGTTGTCGGCATCGCGGCGGTGTTTGGTGGTGACGTACCAGACGAGTTCCACTTCGCAGCGGGGCATCGGTTGGAGGTTCCACTTCGCCTTGTAGGCGGTCATCTGCCTGATCTCACGGGTGAGGTCCTTCTTGGGTGCCCAGTGCAGCCGCTGGTTGGAGGTGAGCGGTGGCGACTTGAACTCGGGGAAACGGAGGACGGTCACGGCTGAGAACCTCCGGGTTCCTGCTCGGGCTCGGCGAATGCCGACGTGATGCAGTACCGGTACTTCTCGTTCGTGCGGTAGTTCCCGTATGGCGACGGCCAGTGCCTCCACTCGGGGCCCAGCGCGAAGTTGATCTCCTCGACGCGCTCACCGCAGTGCTTGCACCGCTTGAATCGCTCAAGCATGCGAACCTCCGGGTTCTGTGGCGACCTCGCGGGCGGGGTTGATGATGAAGGGTCGACGGGACTCGTCACGCGTCACCCCGGGCTCCCGGTAACGCGCGATCGCCATGTCGTAGGCCTCGTCGGCGGTCTCGCCGTACTGCGCGAAGACCTTGTGCGGCCCGTACTTCCCTGAGGGGTCGTTGAGCCAGAGCCCCCACATCGGCGGTATGTGCTTCATGCCCAACCTCCGTCCCAGTCGCCTGGTATCGACGCTTCGGGATCCACCCATGTGTCGTGCGCCGTGTCGGGGTCGATGTCGTCGTACCCGGGTGTGCGCGGGTCGTCGGGCCCGTGTGCGTCCATTTCGTCCTGGCTGTGGGGCCGGTACCCGCACGTGCACTGGATCCACGACGAGAACGCGAACTGGGCCTCGAACCATGCGTGGGCGATGTCCGTCCGCCCGTTCACTTGTCGCCCCACAGCAGCCGCCCGATGTGTTCGATGGCCCCGGATCCGAGCGCTTCGTTGACCCACTGTTGGCGCAGGTCCGCGTTGATGGTGGTTTCAGCAACAAGGGCTGCGGTTCTCGCGTCGACGGTCACCCGTGTGCTGGGGACCGTGTTGACGACTGTTTCGCCGGTGTCGGTGCGGAGTGCGATGGCGGCACTGTTCGGTCCGCACATCGCCCACAGGAGGACACCTTCTGGTGCACCGTCGAGTTCGGGGAGGCGGATGATGCCACCACGGCAGGCGTGGGTCAGGTTCGCGGCGGTGATCATCGCTGCACCTCCACCCGCAACGCTGCGAGAGCAGCACGGGCCTGGACGCGGGCCTGCTTCTGGTGCCCGACGTAGTTCGTGCTCTCGAACGCTTCCGCATCGATCGCTCGTGCCATCGCCTCGATGCGCTCGGGGGTCTCCTCGACCGCCCACTCAGCACCGGCGACGAACGCTTGCCGACGTGCGATCGGCACATCGCTGAGGATCGGGTAGAGCCGCTCGGCCTCGTCGTGGGCGCTCATGAGAATGCCACCGTCATGTGCTCGGAGCAGGTGTCGAGTTCTTCGCCGTCGGTGGTGTCGGTCACCCGGTAAACCGCGGGCGCACCACACAGCCAGCACCCGAGCCGCGACACGTCTCGGTTGCCGTTGAGCTTCGGCGTCTCGGCGGGAGCATCCACGGACAGGACCGCGGCCTCGGCACGGATCTCGTCGGCCGACTTGATCGACCCGTCCGGCTTGTAGAGGGAGATGTATCCGGGGCGGGGCTGGTCCGCAGACAGGGCGGCGAGCGTGCGCTCTTCGACCGCAGCCAGGACGCTCTCGTAGGACCAGTCGTCGTCACCGAACAACGCGGAGTCGATGATCGCAGAGAGCGAGGTGGCGAGCACGTCCGCGACGTGGCGGGCGAACTCGTCACGCGGCACCCAACCAGCGGCGATGGTCTCGGCAAGATCGCGCGGAAAGTTGCAAGAACCGAAGCCCTCGCGGTCCGCGCTCATCTCGGCATTGATCGTCCGAATCAGCGCCTCACGGGCCTCGGGGGAAGGGGTGAACTCATCCACGTCACCACCACCCGTTCGTGCGTCCGTACAGCCCGACCCCGTACCCGATCGCCAGCACAGCGACCAGGCCGACGGCAACGCACACGATCCCGGCGAGGGACCAGAGGATGCCGCGGAACGGTGCCAACGACTCCCGGTACTCACGCTCAACACGGGTCTCCGGCATCGGTGCTGCGGACGGCACCCACTGCGTCACCCGTTGCTGATGTGTGGTGCGACGGATGCTGACTGGGGAACGGAACCCGAGACGGTGCCCACCAAGGTCCGACACGTCACCAGGGCGACGGGTGGTTGATGCGGGGACGGGCTGCAACAGGTTCTTCACCACGTCGAACTCGGCGAGGGTCAACTTCTCCTCGGGCTTCGCGTTCACGATTCCTCCTCGAATCCGGTTCCGCCGCACACGTCGCAGCGATCCGGGTTGATACCGTCCGTCGTGTACTCCGACGTCTGACGGCCCTTACAGATGGGGCACAGGGGGGCAGACTCGCGGTGACCGCGGGTCAGGAGTTCGATGGTCATTTGAAGACCACCAGCCAGAGCGCCATCGCGGCGAGGGCAACGAACATCCCGATCCCCATCCCGCCGACGGCGGTGAGGACCGGGCCGAACGCGTACGCCGTCGTGAGCAGACCCCACACATAGGCGGCACCGAAGAGGACTCCGACCGCCCCGAGAACGTAGAGAACGCGGCTCACGACGCGACCGCCCATTCCTGCGCTGCACGCCCGTACCGGGTCGCAACCTTCCGACCGGTCGGCTGCACCACACCCGCCGACTCCAACGCCTTACGGGCCGTACGGAGCCGCTGCGGGGTGAACCTGCGCGCGGTGCCAAGCAACTCGTGTCGCATCAGCAGTTCGTCATCCGACATGGGGCCGAACTCGGTGAGGATCCTGAGCACCTCAGCTCTCGAACCGCGGAGGTCCGTGGATGCTGCTGCGTCGTGGGACGTGTCCGGATCCGTGGACCGGGCCAGGTCGTGGACGCCGTGGCCCTCCGCCACCGGGTTCACTCGGACACCTCGCCGATGTAGCGGGCGTAGAGGCGGCAACGACCCGGGTTCCCGTTCTTCACCGTCCGGGCCTCGAACGCGCCGACCGGCCTGAAGTCGGCCAGTGCGCCGTTCTTGATGTTGCTGTAGGTCCCGACCGATGCGTTCTCTGCGATCAGCGCCCACTCGCCGGGGTGACTTCGCAGAGAATCGGCGGTCTCTTTCCAGCCGCCCCGCGATTTCGAGTTGCCGTGTGCTGGCGGATCCTCCCAGCGAAGAACGCCTGCGGTATCCTGTGTGTTGGTTGCCATGTCAGGTGGCATCCCTTCTCTTGTTGTGGCCGGCCCTCGTTCCCGCGGGGGCCGTGTCCGTTTACTGGTGGGTCTTACGAGTCCGACGCGGCGTGCACACCCACCACAGGGCGAGGACACCGACACCGAAGAACAGGGGGACCGACACCTGGCCGGGGGTGTAGTCGGCGTTCCAGAAGATCGCGAGGGTGGTCGTGAGGATCGCGGCGATGAGGAGGAGACGGCGCATCAGCCGGCCTTCCTTGCTCGTGCGGGACGGGCGTCCCGGATTGCGTTCGCCGCTGCGTCGGTGAGGCCCCACTGCGTTGCCTCGACACCGACCACGTGCTCGCGGTAGTAGGCGTCGAGCGCCTCCTCGGCGAACACCAGGTCGCGGCCGACCTTCGCGTGCTCGATCTGCTTCTTGCGGGCCGCCTGCTGAAGGGTCGTCAGCTTCTTGAGCCGCAACTTCGCCGTGGCCTCTTCGAGGTTGTAGTAGACGGTCACGCCGACACCGCCTGGTCTTCATCGGACGCGATGAGGATCGCCTCGACCGGCACATCAAGGGCGTCCGCGATGCGGTGCAGCTCCTTGAGCGTGAAGTTCTCCGGCGCTACTTCCAGCCGGCGGCGCAGCGTCGAGTACGGGATACCCGTCCGATCCGCCAGCCACTGAGTGCTGCGCCCCGCCTGCTTGCGGAGTTCCTGAACTCGATCCCGGAGTTCAGCATCTCCCGCTCCTTGATTGCCCATATGAGCAACATAGGCTCCCGTCCGGGAGGTCGCAACGGCGGCGCGCCGTGTCGTGACGCCCCAACTGGGTTATTTATTTGCCCCCGTTGGCGATACAGTTGCCAACGTGGAACTAAATGACGCCGAGCGCGCGGAGCAATACCAGGACGCGGTCCTAGGGCAACTCAACGCCGAGATGAGCGCCAAGGGGTACAACGTCAAAACGCTCGCCGCGGCAGTCGGCAAGGACTACAACACCTTCCGGCGGTGGATGAATGGGGAGCGCGAGATCCCCATACGCATGCTGTGGCGCACCATTGCGGCACTAGGCGTCCCGGCCGAGGTGTTCACCGATCGCGCTCGCAGGCGCTTAGAGCAGCGCTGAGCAGCAGGAAGAAACTCACCTCACATGCGACCGCTACCGCCGCGACCTGTTGAAGGGTGCAAGCCCCTGCAACATCGTCCACTCTGACCATGCAATCGAACATACCTTCGACCGCCGACATCAGGTAGCGATCGACAGCTTCCGGTCGAAGGCGTCCGCCGCGGTGAACATCATGTCCGGGGCGAGGTGTCCGTAGGTGTCCACCGTGGTGGTGATCGACTCGTGCCCGAGACGCCTCTGCACGACGTTCAATGGCACCCCGTCATTGATCAGCCATGACGCGTGGGTGTGGCGCAGGTCATGCACTCTTGGCCACTTCCGTATCGGGTGCATCACTGGGGGGCGCTTCCAGTCCGTGTCGTGGACGGCGGCCTTCTCCTCCCCGTCCGCGCCCACGAAAGGCTGTTTCCCGTTCGCCAGCCGCCGCGCCGGCTCCCACGTGTTGGCGTAGAACTTTGGTTGACGGACCGGCCCGCCGTGCATGTTCTCGAACACCCATTCCCGGTCCGAGTCCACCAGGGGGCGCAGCAGCGGGATGAGCGACAAGGGCAGCGAAATGGTCCGCCGTGATCGGGCCGTCTTCGGGGGCCCGATGTACCAGCCCTTCGCCTGCGACGACTTCCACGCCCGCGAGATCCGAACCGTGCGCGCGTCAAGGTCAAAGTCGGCGGGGCGTAGAGCTGTCGCCTCCCCGAAGCGGCACCCTGTCGCGGCGAGGAAGCGCACGAGGGGCCTCCAGAACTCCGGGATGCACGAGTAGAGGGTCTCGAACTCTGCGGGCGAGAGGAACACCATCTCTCTCTGCTCCGAGCTGGGCAGACGGGTGCGGGCGCACGGGTTCTTGGCGATCAGACCGTCGTTGACCGCCGACTGGAACATGGCGGACAGGAACCCGTGGCGGTTCTTGACTGTCTTCGCCGCATACCTTTCGTCCACCTGCGAGTTGATCCAGGTGGCAATGCGCTCTGGCAGGACGGCGTCGATGGGGAGCTCGCCCATGACGGGGTTGATCGACACGCGCAAGTAGAGCCGATAGTGATCGAGGGTCTTCCCTTCGACCCCGGACTTCGACGCAATGTACCTTTCCGCGTACTCGGCAACCGTGGGGAGATTGCCCATATCGATCCTCAGCAGCTTGAGCGCTTCATCGGGGCCGACTTGCCGGAGTATCCGGGCCCACCTTTCGGCACCGGTTGCCCCATCGAAGGAAGTTGTGCGCGACCGCCCGTCATGCCGGTATCTGACGTCGTGGGCGATCGTGCCGTCGGCCCTTGGGCGTAGTCGGATGGAGGCGGAGAAGGTGGGTTTTGCGGGCAC